GACTTGGTTTATTATGTGGCAGTAGAAGCCGATTCCACCTTCGACTTCTAAATGTGACTGTTCGGGGAGAGAGAAATCTCTCCCCATTTTTCTTTTTATTATGGAGTAATTATGATTGAATCGCGCGATGACCAATATCTGTGGGTCGAAAAATATCGTCCACAAAAGATTGATGACTGTATTCTTCCCGAGGCAATGAAGAATAACTTTAAACAATACCTTGAACAAGGTGAACTGCCTACTTTCCTATTCAGCGGCACCGCTGGTGTAGGTAAAACTACTGTCGCCAAAGCACTTTGCGAAGAAGTTGGCGCAGACTGGATCATGATCAACGGTTCAGATGAAGGTCGTCAGATTGACGTTCTTCGTAACAAAATTAAAAACTTCGCATCAACTGTTTCTTTGACCGACGCTAAGAAAGTTGTTATCATCGACGAAGCTGACTATATGAACGCTGACTCTGTGCAACCAGCCCTTCGTTCTTTCATTGAAGAGTTCTCTAACAACTGTCGATTTATCTTCACTTGTAACTTCAAGCACCGTATCATCGAGCCGCTTCGCTCACGTTGTGCCAATATTGAGTTCAAGGTTGACAATAAAGAGAAACAACAGATTGCTGCCCAGTTCTTCAAGCGTGTTACTCAAATCCTTAAGAATGAGAACGTGGAGTTTGACCCGAAGGTTGTAGCTGAACTAATCACTCAACACTTCCCAGACTATCGTCGTATTCTCAACGAACTTCAACGTTACTCAGTATCAGGTAAGATTGATTCTGGTATGTTAGTGAACTTGACCGCTGAGTCATACAAAGACTTGGTAAAGGTTCTGAAAGAACGTAACTTCACCGAAGTTCGTAAGTGGGTTGCCAAGAACTCAGACGCTGACACGCCTGTATTATTCCGTGAACTTTACGACAATGCTTCCGAGTATATGGAAGCGTCTACTATCCCTAACCTGATTTTGGTTCTAGCGGATTACCAATACAAGGCTGCTTTCGTTGCTGACCAAGAGTTGAACATCATGGCAGCTATGACTGAGATTATGGTTCAATGTAAGTTCAAGTGAGGGTGATATGGAATTTGTTATTTTATTTGGTGCCTTGCTTGTTGGTATTTTAGTTGGTTGGGAACTTCGCGAGAAGTGGGCTATCCGTCAAGTACACCGCTTGTTGGAAGAAGGTGAAATCAAACTCAACAAGGTTGAAGAAGAGGAAGAAGAACGTACTAAAATGCGTTTGGAAAAACACTCCGATTTAATCTATGCATTTACTGAGGAAGATGATTCTTTCATCGCTCAAGGTAAAGACTTACATGAGTTGGACGCTGCCATCCAAGCACGTTTTCCTGGCAAGAAGTTCTCTATCAGAGAAAGCAACCTAGAAGATATTGGTGTCAAACATGAGCCCATTTGATTTTATTAACGCAATCAACCTTACGAAGGAAGACCTATTTCAAGATAAGTTAGCGAACAAAGATTATTCTCCATTTTTGGTAAACCGAGGGTTGTCGTTTTTCCACGACACGGTTGTTCAAGCGAATATGATGAACATTCATTCATCTATTCCAAAGGACTGGCAATTTTATTTTTTACTAAATAGTGTAACTAAGAAGAAACGATTTAGCAAGTGGGCGAAAGCCGACAAAGCGTCCGAGTCATTACTTCTGGTTCAAGAATATTACGGGTATTCTAGTGAAAAAGCTAAGGAAGCTCTAAGCATCCTTTCCGATGAACAATTGAATGAAATAAAACAAAAATTAAATAAAGGTGGAAAATAATGTCAGAGATTTACTATGACTGGACACCCGATTCTATGCTGGAGATTACTCTTGCGGAACCAGACAACTTCTTGAAGGTTCGTGAGACTCTAACTCGTATCGGTATCGCTTCCAAGAAAGACAACACGCTATATCAATCTTGCCATATCTTACATAAGCAAGGTCGTTATTTTATCGTACATTTTAAAGAACTCTTTGCCTTAGACGGTAAAGACTCAAATATTACTTCAGGTGATATTGAGCGAAGAAATGCCATTGCTGGTTTGCTTCAGGACTGGGATCTATTGAAGATCGTTAGTGCCGCAAAAGCAGAACAGAAAGCGTCTCTAAGCCAAATCAAAGTCGTAGCCTTCAAAGAGAAGAACGACTGGAATTTGGTGGCTAAATATAATATCGGCAAGAAGGTTCGCCCTCAAGCAGAATAATCCCAGGGATGGGAAGCGACCTGAGCATGTCGTTAAAAGGCATCTAGAATTTGTCCCACTACCTTGGGAACCGTTTGACGTTCACGGTATAAGGCGTCGCCCAGCAGCCTTGGCTCTGGTTAAACAAACCAAGGATTATCTCGCCTTCGGGGAGATACTTTTAATTTACTCGCTTAATAGGAGAAAAACATGACAAGCAAACAATTCATCCCTTCATTCTTCAGCCAAGATACTTTCAAAGACTTTGATAAGTTCTTCTTGGGTTTTGACGACCAGTTCGCCAAAATGCAAAAGTTTCACGACGACTTTGCGAAGAATATTCCAAACTATCCTCCATACAACATCAAGAAAATTGATGACACTCATTACGTCATCGAGATGGCTGTCGCTGGCTTCGGTCAGGCTGACTTGGACATCGAGATTGATGGTGGTAAGCTAATTGTTCGTGGTACATTGGGTGGTACTGAAACAGAAGATGTAAACAGCTTCTTGTTCAAAGGTATCGCTAACCGTGCATTCACTCGCACTTTCGCGCTTAACGACCAAGTGGAAGTTAAGGACGCTGAGATTTTCAACGGTATGCTTAAGATCGCTCTAGAGCGTCTTATCCCTGAAGAAAAGAAAGCTAAGAAAGTCGCTGTAAAAGCACGTGGCGAGAAGCAGTTTCTAAATGATTAAACTTCTCGCTAAACTACAAACCTTTTTAGAATCGTTCAGACAATATAAGTCTGGTAAGATTAAGTAAGAGGAAGGGGCTTCGTGCCCCTTATCAATTATGGCAGTAAGAAAATTATCACAATTAGACAAAACACGTATCATCAATCACCTGAGCCAACTACAAGGCGAGGATCGCCGATTACGTTTCGGTGGAACAGTATCTGATGAATACATTACAGAATACGTCACGAAATCATTTGAACAAGATTCCCAGTGGTTTGGCGTGGATCATATTGACGGTCACTTGGTTGCTACCTGTCATGCTGCCGTTTATAATGGCGAGGGTGAACTAGGCTGCTGTGTAGATGAAGAATATCGAGGTGAAGGTTTCGCTCAAAAAATGTTTGATCGAGCAGTTACTTGGTTAAGGGTTCGCGGAATCACTCACGTATTCATGCATTGCTTGTCAGAGAACGGAGCAATGAAGCACATCGCTAGAAAGAATGATATGGTTCTAGTGAGCGAGTATGGTGAAACTGAAGCAGCTGTTGACGTTGAACCAGCTACGCCAGCAACGTTCATCAAAGAAGCATATGAAGACAGAGTTGCTTTGTATGACATGTACTTCAAAAACAATTTTCGAGTATTCGATTTCTATTGGAACCGTCGTACCTAAATAAAGGTATGATGAATGCCAAAATCACCCCCAATCTATTATCGTTTATCACGGTTAGACGTGGTGACTGGATATTAAAAATCTCTGTGTATAAAACTAAACACGTTTTGTTAGTTGCGCAGAATTATTATGCCACTGAGCAAATCATTATCAAGCACTTCAAACACCACGACGAAGCTGCGAATTTTATCGACAAACTAATTGAGGAATAATATGAATAAAGTAAAGGTGTTCAAGCTGATCAATGGCGAAGAACTTATCGCTGAGGTTTTCAATGCGTATCCTGATTATTATGAAATGAAGAACCCAGCGAACATTATGCTCCAGCAAACTGGTAACGGTCAGATGGGCGTTGGTATCGCTCCATACATGCCTTATGCCGCAGGCAATGTAAACCTCTATAAGAGCGCCATCGCTGCAGAAGCAGAACCAGAACAAAGCATGATCAACGAATACAACCGAATCTTCGGAGCGGGTATCGAGATCGTACCTGCAGGGGTTATTGCAGGATTAAAGTAAACCAAAAGTATTACTTTTAGACCAGCCTTCGGGCTGGTTTTTACATTAAAAATCGCTTTACTTTTATTCCAGTTTCAGGTATAATATATGTATGAAACTGGTAAAAGAAACTACTATTTGGGAAGACGTAAAGCGTCAGCCGAACCATACCTATCTCATGAGCGATAGTATGGAGAAGATCTATGCTTACTTCAAGTGGCATAATCCCAAGGACTTCGTGATGTTAAAAACACCTCTCCGAATCGACCGACGTTATCGTACCTTCAAAGTGATCCAATCTGGAATTAAGGATATAAAATGAATCTGAATGACTTCTTCAACGACCTCGCTGCCAACTCTGCTCGTACTTATAAGATTGCTCAGCTAGAGGCTAACCGTAACGATGCGACTCTACGTGAAGTTGTTCGCCTGGCTCTTGACCCGTTCACTCAGTTCTATATTCGCAAGATTCCTAAGTATACACCTAACACAACAGGTCATGGCGCATCTATTGCATCCATGCTCCCTGCTCTTTATGAACTCCGTGAACGACTTGTAACTGGCAACGCTGCCATTGAGCATCTCAAAACTGTTCTTGAAGCCCTTAAAGCAGATGACGCGAAGGTGATGGAACGAATCATTCAGAAGGATCTAAAATGTGGTGTAGCCCTATCAACAGCAAACAGCGTGTGGACTGGCTTGCTGAACGACTATCCAGTAATGTTGTGCAGCCAGTTCGAACAAAAGCTGGTGGACAAAATCAGCTTCCCAGCGTTCGTCCAAACAAAGATGGACGGGATGCGCTTCAACGCCATCGTCAGAGATGGTAAGGTAGAATATCGTTCTCGTAATGGTAAAGAGATTCAACTGTTAGGAAACCTAGATGCAGAATTTATTGAACTGGCTGGCGATGTTGATTGTGTGTTCGACGGTGAGCTTCTCGTGGTTGCTAACGGTAGCATTCTGGATCGACAAACAGGCAACGGAATCCTTAATAAAGCAAACAAAGGAACAATCACTGCAGGAGAAGCTGCTTTGGTGCAAGCAACTGTTTGGGATATTATTCCTTATCTCTACTTTGTTGACGGTACTTGCCCTGTACCTTATTCCAAGCGTTTCGCGTCACTTAACACTCTGATCAATAAACACGAACCTACACGTGTCAAGACTGTCAAGCACTGGGAAGTTCAGTCTTATGAAGAGGCTAACGAATTGTTCCAAGACCTGCTCGCTAAAGGTGAAGAAGGTATTATCCTGAAGGGTAAAGATGGTATCTGGGAGAACAAGCGTTCTAAGACTCAGATTAAATTCAAGGGTGAACTTGAATGTGATTTGAAGATCGTTGGTATCGAAGAAGGTACTGGCAAATATGCAGGTATGCTTGGCGCTATTCAATGTGAATCCGCTGACGGTGTTATTAAGGTATCAGTTGGCTCTGGCTTCACTGACGCTGACCGTGCCTCCATTGGTAATGATGTTATCGGTAAGATCGCCGCCATCAAGTATAACATGCGCATTAAAAATAAAGCTGGCGAGGAATCCCTTTTCTTGCCTATCGTTCTTGAAATTCGTTATGATAAGGATGTAGCAGATGACAGCAATTCAATCAAGTAATAAGCGGAAGTTTGATATCAATAGCAAACAAGATATTGAAATCTACAAATACTTTCTAACTAATAACGATTGGCGCATTACTGGCACTTGTCCATTCCAGTTAGAGTTCCCATATCTGACTGTTCCAGATATGATTAAAGATAAATTGATTCATAAGTTTTTGAAAGTTGAGAAGTTGTCATGAACAAAATGTACGTGTTAGTTGGCGTCCCAGGATCAGGTAAGTCTACGTGGGTGGCTAACCAGAAGTGGGCTAAGGATATGCCTATTGTATCCACCGACCGATTCGTCGAAGCCCACGCAGAAAAAGAAGGTAAGACTTACTCTGAAGTCTTTGAAGAATATATGCCAATCGCTGTTCGGTTGATGGCTAACCAAGTCTTGATTTGCCAAGCGAACAAATTAGATTTGATTTGGGACCAGACTTCAACTACAATAGCTACTCGGGCAAAGAAAATCAAAATGTTGCCAGAGTATTACAAGATTGCTGTTGTGTTTAAAACACCAGAGACTGCCGAGTTGCAACGACGCTTGGCTTCTCGCCCAGGAAAGACTATTCCTTGGGATGTTGTTTCTAAGATGGCACAACAATTAGAAGCGGAGCCTCCTCAATTAGATGAGGGGTTTGATGAAATTTGGTATGCGGAGTAAATATGAACTACGATGAATTTGAAAAGCACATGGCGGAGAAGTATCCTCGTTATTGTGGAGAGAATGTTCGTTTTGGTGGTTATGCCATCAGTGAGGGGTGGTATCCTATCATCGAGCAACTGATTGCTGAGATTGATAGTTACACGAAGTGGAAGCGAAACTCCCGAGCATATGAATTGAAACGCCAGCGTGCAAAGAAGCATGGCGTTGAAGGTGTATTGAAGTTCATGGTCAGACCAGGACGTACTGTATCCGAATGGGATATTGAGAACGCTGAAAACATCATGGACACTGAACAAACTATTCCTGAAAAGGTTAATTGGGTTCACATCGAACAGATTAAAGAGAAGTTCGGTGGTCTTCGTTTCTATTACTATGGTGGAGATGCTCATATTAGCGGTATGGTTCGTATGGCAGAAATCTGGGCAGGTCGTACCTGCGAGAAGTGTGGTGATAAAGGTGAACGCCGATCTGGTGGTTGGATTCGTACACTATGTGATACTCATGAACAAGAGTATCAAAATAAGTTTAAAGGTGATGAAGATGCGTGAATATAATCCTGATAAGTGGGTAATGTTGAAATTCATCCACAACGGTAAAGTGATTTATAAAATCCTTGCTACTTTCTACGGTGGTTACACAACTGGTGACAGTTGGAAGTTGAATAGTGGTTGTACTAAGATCGAAGAAGACGGTCAAACGTTCTTGTTCTATGGTTCAAGCGGTAGCGTGTATCGTTGTCATAAGAATGCTTATGGTATGGGTGGTTACACTTCTGGCGTCTATGCTTCTTTTAGAAAGGAAGTTGACGAAGCCGAAGGTGTTGAAATGGAATTGATGCCTGCTGATACTAATTTTATGGAGATTGAATATGAATAATTCGTGGACGCTTGAGGTTCAAGAAGACCAATTTGGTGAGAAGTTTATTGAGTTTCCTCCAGAGGTTATTGCTGGCACTGGATGGAAAGAAGGCGATACCATTCAATGGATTGACAATGGCGATGGTTCTTGGTCTTTGAAAAAGAAAGAAAAAGTGCTCGTGATGGTTGAAGCTGTACAGCAATTCCGTATGCGATACTTGGTTGAGGTTGATGCTGACCACCCAGAGTGGGCAATGGACACCGTTGTTATGAAAGAAGCTAAAGAGTTTTCTCAACAAGACATGGGTGAATCTATTGTGAGCCACCGAGTTGTTACCGAAGAAGAAGCTCTTGCTATTTCTGATGTTGATAATGATTACACTAAGTCTTGGACTAAAGAACAAAAGATTAAAGCGTTCTTCACCAGAGACGGAGAGAAGGTAGATCTATAATGTTTATGTTTGATGTTGAAACCCTTGGAGTTGAATCAAACTCTGTGGTGTTATCCGCTGCCTTGGTTCATTTCGAGCCAGGCAAAAATCAAAACTATCAAGACTTGCTCGACGAGGCTTGTTATGTTAAGTTCAAAGCCAAGGAACAAATCAATGCAAAACGTGTAGTTGACCTTGGTACTTTGGAGTGGTGGAAGAACCAACACGAATACATCCGAGGTTGTGCTCTTGAGCCTACTGCTGCTGACCTTACAGTTCAAGAAGCATTCACTGCAATGCATAACTGGCTAAACAAGTTTCCAAACTATCAGAAACAGACTATGTGGGCTCGTGGCTCCCTTGATCAACTGGTGATTGATAGTCTGGCAAAACAATTTGACTTGCAGCCTCTGACTGGGTATAATATGTGGAGAGACGTAAGAACTGCTGTCGATATCCTTTACGGTACAACCAATGGTTATGTAGAGGTAGATTATCCAGAGTTCCAACGTGCCGCTGTTATTAAACATCATCCAGTACATGACTGTGCTTTGGATGCTATGCAACTAATGTATGGAAAAGTATCTTAATGGAATTTTACACTAACGTCGTTCAAGCTGGTGACAAGATCCTCGTGAGAGGTTACGAAAACGGTCGCCAATACCAACGCCGAATTGAATTTAATCCAACCCTATTCGTCAACGCTAAAACTCAAACCAAGTGGCAAACCTTGGATGGGATTTACGTTGATGAAGTTCAGCCAGGAACCATCCGTGAAACTCGCGACTTCGTGAAGCGATATGACGGGGT